TTGGTGTCGGAGACGGGACTTGAACCCGTACGGTTACCCATACGCCCCTCAAAAGTATGACACTTGTCCCCTGTAAATCCAAGTACTTAATACCAACAGTATTTAACACTAAGTATTTCACATTTTAACTGTTATATCAAGTACTTAACACCAAACGGACGTTAAATTTATCAAGAAAATAAAATGAACAATATTTTTCTTTAACCGTGAAAACTCTTACGCAAGCAGGTTAGATAAAATATTTTCTGATGAATCTAAGACAGTAAGCATTTGATAAAAATAAAAGAGCCTGCAAAAATGCAGACTCCAATTTCCGGAAAAATGGCATATATTAAAAGCAGCTAACAAATTCTGACTTATATGCCACTTTATTAAAATATTCCTAATGGAATATTTACTTTCACAGACATTGCACTTGTGTTAATATAACACAGGTGGACAATGTCTGTTCGGATGGGACTGCATCCGGATACTTGCAGGAAGTGACCAGCTTCCTGCAGGCACCACACAAATATTAAATTAGATTTGAAACTAGGATGAAACCAACTTTACAACATTTTAACACATACGTCTAATTTTTCAATATATGATTTATAAAATAATATTACGCAAAAATAATTATAAATTTAATAATTACGCTAAAATGATAAAAATAAAAGCACTACTAGAATTTATTAATAATAAAGTAAGCTTTTTTTTTGTGCCATTTTGGAGCATATGCCAAAATAACGAAAACAGAAGAAAAATGAAGCAAGAAGAGAACAAATTGAGTGGATTAAAGTTGAAGTAGTGCCACCAATGGCACTTTCGTCGGGTGTTACTATACACCCGACTTTTTTGACGCCTGAAAGTCGACCGAGAAAAAGATAAAAACACAAGAGCGAAAAAAGACTAACTGGCAAACCTCACAGCTTGCAGTATGCTTTTTTCAAAAAAAAGGCCGCCTGATTATAATCATTCCCGGGAATATTCGTCAAGGCAAAAAAAAAATTAAGTTTTTTTTTAAGTGCATGATTTAATGCATGTCAAAAAAAAACTTAATTTTTTTTTTGACCCGGGTTTCTGGAAAGCGAACCCCGGGCAACCTTGACAAATATTCCCTTCATGATTCCGTTAAATGCAGCCTTGTTTTTTGTTCTTTGAAAAAAGCATACTTCAGAAGCTGCGGAGGGTAAGCAGTCAGTTAGCCGGAGAGATGCCCGGAGCCGGAAACCTGACAGCTAGCAGTTACAGCAAGCAGCTAAAGAAGTAAGCCATGAATAAAACCCGGAGGAAAGGAAGGGAAAAATGGTTCAAAGCAGCAAAGTTGATAAAAAGAAAACAACATTACATTATCAGGTAAGCAAGGTTGTTTACAGAAAAAAAGGTGTTATTAGTAGGCCAGTATACTCAACAACAGATGAAATAGGCATTAGAGAATATTATATCAAAGAAAACGGTAAATACCACAAAGTTCTATATAATCCATGGAATGGATTCTACTACAAGCAGGAAGGTGAATAAGATGTTTACCGTCAGGGAAATTGCTAACATGCTTTACATCCATGCAGTGGAACAAGCTAGTTACTGGGTAAGAAGAAACAGCGACTATTCCGAAGGCTTGATTGTAGGACATCAAAGAGGAGTAATGCATTTACAGTTGCTATGTGAAAATGAGGAAGATAAAAAGTTTATTTGTGAGTTAGCAGATGAAATGTGCATAATGGCGCACGGTGAAAAAAATGAGTAAGAAAATCATCCTGAAGCGATTTGCGCCTTTCTACTCTGTACCGTGGTTATTATTCTTCCGCATTAAACAACCCGGCTTTTAGCCGGGGTTTTTTTTGCCTGAGCCGCTATTCTTCGGTTGATTCGTTGAATATAGCGTCAATGTTAACATCTAAAGAGTGATTAACTTCCTGTTTTATGCCAGTTCTTTTTTCTTCAATCTTTTTCAGCATTTCTTCAGAAAGCCGGAAGCCAGAAAACATTTTCATACTGTCATACCTTTCAGACACCTTTTTCCGGTAAAGCAAAAATTCACTGCCCACACGCTGGCGGGCAGTGTACCACCATTCCACACATATAAATATTGGCCATGGAATGAACCAGAAAGGACCAAAGTTATTAACTTTCCGGTGTTTTATCTCTGTTTCAATATAGCCGCGAATTTGCCGGTCCAACATCCGGTCATTCTGAGCCACCAAAACAAAATCATATCCTAGCTTGCGATGTTGAGAAAAAAAGTCAATCCACTCGCGCCGGTCACTTTTGCCAAAGTCACGACAGTTAAAACGGCCGCCAGCTTCGTCAATAAGGCAAAGAATCTGTGATTCTTTGGGATGGTCAAGGATGCCATGGTCAAAAGCAAACATAATCAAATTATTGATGGTAATTTCTTCGTTGGGATAATAAAAGAATCTTTCTGCAAAGCCTTTTTTAAGCTGTTTTGGTGTAAAAGATAAAGCAAAATTAGCGATGACATAACGCCCGGAATTTAATATCCTGAGCACTAAAGCCACTGCGTGAAAAGATTTTCCGCTGCCGGGTGTACCGGAATATAAAGTTATCATTAGTTTCCCGCCGCCTTTATCCAACGCAAAACTATGCGCAGGCCGTAATAAATTGCTACAGCAGAAACAAAAGCTTCCAGCTGAATGATGATTATAGGGATTGGAATCAACCAATTAATAACAGATAAAAAACCTGAATAATTACTACTCCAATTAAAAGGAGTAGTAGGAAGAACACTTAAAATAGAATTTAATACATTCGCTAAACTAGCAATGATAGCATTTAATATTTCAATCATTAAACATCACCGCCCATTATTCGCCTGGTTATCATTATTAAACCAATACCAAAAAGTAATGATGTAACTGCTCTAACTGCAACAGCTATATTATTCCACATTGATAAATCAAAATTATATGTTACTTGGCCGATATAAGGATATTCAACATTAAATTTTAATTCAGGTGGATTTGTGCCAGAACCGCTAATTGACTGGAAAGAACGCAATAAATCCCACGGTAACGAAAAAGGAAACTTAGTTGTAAATATTAAACCTGATAATTTTAATGGTTCCATGTTTATTGGTCTTGATAAGTCAAAAAACCTACTAATTGCATCGGTTATAGATGTTGCTATTGAAGTTGTTGATGATATTGTATTAGTTACCACATCAGTTAATGTTTCAACATTATTTGAAACATAATCAATAGCATTTGATAATGAAGAAACAGAACCAGCTAAAGAAGTTAATCTTGATAATACTTCTGTTAAAGAACCTGTACCTGTAGTTGTTCCTGTTCCTGCTGCTGAAGTTGTAAAAGTTTTTGAGTATGTTTTAACAATATTGCCTGAAGAATCATAGCCTATAACTTTTACATTATAAGTTGTTCCAGCGTTAAGACCGGTTAATGTTGCAGTGGTTGATGCTAAACCTTCGACAGTAGAAAAGCCATCCACAACAACATCATAATAACTTGCATTGTCCATAGGACTCCAAATTAAACTAATACTGTTCTCTGTAACTGTGCCGCTTAAAGGAGACTGAAGAACTGATAAATTGTCAGGTTTAAGATTAACCAAACTGTCTATGCTACCGGCAATATCAAGATTATCTAAATTATTTGCAGGGTTAAAAACTTCAATGTCATCAATACTTAATGATGTATTACTTTTAATATAATCTACACAAAAATATTGTAATGGAGTACCACCTGATAAACTACTATAAACAAGTATCCTTCCTTGTCTATTTTCTTCATATGAATCCATTGGGACAGTAAGTTTTATTTCGCCATTAACATAATAATTTACAATTTCACTTCCACTTGAATTATAAGCTAATTCTGCGCTACATGTTCCATTAGGCTGCAAACCTGTTGCTATAACTTGAGTTAGGCCTGTTTGTTTAGAACCTGAAGGAACTACAACAGTGTAAAGATTAGTACTAGAATCCTTATAAACCTGCATACTTAATAAGCTACAATAATCCTTAGAACCATCATTATAACGATTTATTATAGCTGCACTTATATGATTAGCTGTCCATATTAATTCTGCTTTTGTAAATCTACTTATAGATTGATAATAATAATTAGAACTTCCATAGCTACCAAAAACGTCTTTATATATAGATGATGAACTATATTCATTATATACATACATGCCAGAACCTGAAACTATGAAATGACCTGATGAACCAAGTGATGTAGCAACAGAATCCCTATAAGTATTAACATCACCATACAATGAATCATAAACAGCATCAAGACCTGCACCCATTGCAATTAAATCGATTATATTTTGTTTAGCTGAATTATTTGCTTTTAACCAAAAATCCTGTGACATATCATATATAGCTTGTCTATTATGAAAAACTATACCTGAAGCAACTAAAGCTGTACCAATATAAGCGACAGCCTCTTCAGATAATACAAAAGCACCAACAACTAAAGGAACAAAAGCTTCAGCTTTTTTAATGTCTGACTCAAAAAAACAAAAGTTGGCTAGGAGTAAAAAGGTTATAGATAAAACAATGATAAACTTTTTCATTTTATCACTCCCTTTAAATTAAAAAATGGTACAGACCACGCCGGGAATAGTCTGCACCATTTAAACAGTAAAATTATTTAGCGACGGTATTAAGAATTTTACGCCCGTATTTAAATGCCAGAAGAACAGCAGCGATAGAAACAGCAGCAATAGCGATAGGCGCCATAGTGGCAATAATGTCAGATGATAAACCTTGAAAAGCAGTCACAACAGCAGTGTTAGCAGTTCCAGGATCCATTTTATCAACCTCCCGTTATTGTTTTAAAAGTACGAAACATTACCTTTATTCCTAAGCCACCCGCCCCGGCGATGAAGGTAACCAAGAAACCGTTCCAAAAGCCGTCAATAATGGCCTGCATGGAAAAGTGATATTCCATTAAATCACGTCCTTAACGACAATCCAGAATACAAGGGCAGAAATTGCGCCAAGAATTAAACCAACAAAATGTTCTATGTCCGCAGAATTGTTAACCAAAAGAAAGTGAACGTCTTGAATTATCGTGCCGTCTGTTATGGTGCCGGTTATTTCCATGATGTGTTTAACCTCCCCATGGCCGCCGGGGACCCCCCGCCCCCGTTGCGGCCATAGGGAGGGAGGAGTCTTGTTTTAAACGGCTTTAACAAATTTGGCATCATCAACCTTATGAGCGAATTCAGCACCAGTAAGCCTTATTTGCGCGCCTTTCGTGGTAGGTACAATGGCAAAAGATAAATCATAAAATGCCGGTAATTCGCTAAATTTGCTATAGATGGTTAAATCATTTGTGGTTATGGTGACCACTTCCTGACCTTTTTTATTGTCACCGTTGAGCATTTGTCCAAAATACTGCACTTTGCAGCCGACAATTCTTCTGCCGCTATCCTTATCCTCAAAATCAAACCTGGAAACGTTTAAAACAAATACCCGTTCTTTCATTTGTTCAGCCCCTTTGATTTAGATTTTTAAACAACTTGTTTTAAAAGGTGTTGTTTTGCTTCTTCAACGGAAATATCAAGGCGTCTTTTATCTGTTCTTACAGGTGAAAAGTCTGCCGGTACTAACTCAACGGTTTTAACTATATCTGTACCGGTCCAGGAAACACCGGCTTCCTGCAATAGCTTTTTGTGCCGGTAAAATGTGCGTTTAGGCATCATTTTCTTTACGGAATCTTCACCAACTGACGTAAATCTTAGCCAGGTACCAAAAAGAGTACCGGCTAAGTTGCTGTCATAAACAGTGAATAATCTTGTTTCAACGGCTTTGGTCCGTCTAACTATTTTCATACTGTCTGCACCTTCTTTGAGCAGCTTTTTAACCTCTTTGTCGTATATTTCCATCATCTGGTTATCGTCAATATCTTTGACTTTTGGTAGGCTGCCGAGTTCATATTCTAACTTTCTTGTTTTAATTTCCACTTCGACCCGGATAATGCAGTCAGCCTTGGCAATCAGTTCAAACAGTTTAACCTCGGTCAAAAGCCACTTAACCCGTTTTTTATCGTGTTTTACAAATTCGGGACCCTTATGATAGAATTTAAGCGTTGTTGTGCTTCCCTGGACATATAAACCGGTTTTGCCGAACCGATAAACTTGCCGTCTGGGGAAGCTGCTATTATTCACGATGTAAAACCATTCCTGACATGATTCAAAAGATGGTAATTCGTATACTTCCGCTACATCAACCCGCTTGACTTCCCAGTCTGCGTAATAGGGTAATATCACCTCCAGCTGTTTTTCTAATTCTTCAATCAGCCACTTAATTGCATATTTAAAATCTGTCGGACCGCCATAGATGTTATGACCTAACATAGCCTTATGGACTGAGCACTCAATGTAAATAAACGGTTTTGTTTCTACAAGCACCGGAGATCTGATTATTTGCCGTCCACAGGTGGAAACGTTTTGTTTCCACTCTTTGTTATCAACTTTGATTGATATCCTGGAATCATAGGAGCCTCTTAAACTGCCGGTTGTAATTTGATACAGTATTTGGCCGGTTCTTAAGTCTATGGACTCCCGTAAAATGCATTGTTTCTTGATTTGTTCGGCATGTGCTTCGGTGATATAGGGGGATTTTATAGCAATGGTATCATACAGCTTTAACACCACCTTCCGGAGCTTTAATCTTTATGGTCGTGAAAAATGCCGTCCACAGGGCTATATTTACGATGCATCTTTTGTAAATCGGTACCCCAAAGCCTTACATAATACTTAACCATGTCTAACGTCGAGTGACCCAAAAGAGATTGTAAGCTGAAAGCATCACCACCGCGCATAATATATAGCTTGGCAAAAGTATGGCGAAAAGTATGAGGACTAACCCGCACACCTTCAATTTTTGCCTTCTTGCCATAGATGGTTAACCTTTCTTGAATGTTGCGCCTGGTTATGGGATTGTCTACATAGTTAACCAATAGATATGGATTGCCGGATATATTACCCCTGGCCCGAATGTACTTCCTGAGCGTTTCTTTGGTCTTATTTGAGAAGAAAACACGCCGGTATTTGTCACCCTTACCATGTGGAATTATAATTTCATTTTCGGCCATTCTGATATCAGGAAGCTTCATGTTAGCCAGTTCAAACAGTCTAACCCCGGTATCCAGCAGCAAAAGCATAATCATATAATCACGCAAACCAATAAAACGGCTTTTATTAGTGGCATCAAACAATGCAGCAAGCTGATTGTCTGTGAAAGTATGGATAATTGTGCTTTTAACCTTTTTGCGTTCCAGTTTTTCCGTTGGATCAAAACCAATTAAATCCTCGGAGATAAGAAATTGATAAAGCCGCTTTAAACTTCTTACCCGGTGATTAATAGTAACTGGAGCAAGACCGGCGTCAATCATGTGCATAACAATTTCCTTGACCATGGCTTCGGTTATCTGTATCGGACTGGTCGGGAATTGCTTTTTTATTAATGCCTTGTTAAAAGCTTGAAGATTTTCATTATGCCAAGCAATGGTTCTGACGGCTAAACCTTGCAGCTTCATTTCACCGGTTAATTTTTCTACTGCTTCAGACCAGGAAATGACCTGGTAATGACTGTCTTGTCCGCTTTCAATACTGGTCCGGCGCTTCTTAACCACCGCTTTTCCACCGCCTACCACGCTTTTTTCTTAAAACCACATACGCATCATTTTGGGCGGTTCGTACGTCACCCAAAAAAATAAAGGACGTAGATAAAATCTACGTCCTTTGAAATCCAATGAAATCAAAGTTTTGGTGTCGGAGACGGGACTTGAACCCGTACGGTTACCCATACGCCCCTCAAA